TCCTAAATAGTTTGGCGGTACATCACGGAAGTAGGTCTTTGTCGTTTTCACCTCTAAATTACCATCTCCTTCAATCACAAAGTCTATGTTCAAACCTTGTGGCGCAAATGTTGATCTATCGTCTATGGTTATTGTTTTTGCATATGGCACATGAAGGATACCATCTAAAGACACAGAGAAGAGTTTCTTGCCATCATGGTAGTAATGATAGGGTACTCTCACCTTATCTGTTACTTTATCAACGCCAAGAATATCAGCCGTTCTCTTTATGATAACAGGCTCATGTATATCTCCCCACTCCATAGCTTCATTACGCTCTATATCCACCATCTCAAAACCATGCACACCTTTTGCGCCTAAGATGTGGGTGAGAAGTTTGTTAGGTGAGAAGTAACTACTGTCTCCCATCAAGGCTGCGATTTGCGAACCTGATAGAAATTTATCATCTGTAATCTTCCCTACCATTGCAGACTCGCAAAGATAACTGGAGACCACGCTAGTAGAATTAGACTAATAAATATGAATACAATTTTACAAAAATCTTCAATCATAACTAACCTCAAAGTTTGGTTAGTCAGACTTAGCTAGTTAGATAGGGCACTTAGATTAAGTATTATATATTATGCGCTTTTTCCTAGTATGCTAAATCTGACTTCCGTTTATATTTATATACTGCTTTTTCAATAGGTTGTGCCCCTATCTTGAAGCAAGTACGGCTCAATAGCTGAATTTTGCTCAATAGATAACTCGTTGAAATCGTTACATTAGTACACACAAAATAGTTACATACATAATACATACGCTGAAAGCCCTTATTTTTATCGCGCATTTCTAAAATCCGTTTCTGGAGACCGTGGATACTTCAATGAGAAGTCGGCTCGTCTTTTTAGCTCTACGTGACACTCATAAATGGCAGCTTTAGTTTCTCTCAACGCTTGTTGTGGACGCAAATCATCCTTGGCAATGTCATTGAGTGCTTTCGATAATTTTGTAAAGCACACTCTGGCATTTTCAACATGGTCATCCGCACACGTTGGTACAGTTATACGGTTTGACCACCCTGTTCCAAGGACTTTGGCGTAATACATTTCGTTCTGTAGCCTCTTTCGTTTGGCTTCTGGTGTATTGCGCCTATCGTAATATTGCTCCAAATACTTCAATTCATCATCCATAAAAGTCAACTCCTTGTATAATAAATGGAAAAAAAAGGATAAATCAATTGGTAGTCATTCCCTTTTTTCTTGGTAGTCACTACCACCTTTTCGGGTCAATTTCATGTATTGAAGGAGATCAACTATGTGGTCATATAGACCCTCTCCCCTGTTGCAATACAGCAATTCAACGTAGCGATCAAAGATCTTCATCCCATGCGATGTGGCTTTAAATAAGAGCTTTTCGCTAGTCTTGTCTCGCTCAATCATCTGGTAGTCCATAAATTTTTGATACATATTACGAGCCGTTTTATCATCACAACGGAGGGTGGTACGCACTTCCGAAATGGATGCCCATCGATCTTGCAAACTCGCACGGAGAGTAATTCGGCTAAAGCAACGAGCGTATGTGCTTGAGTTTAACCAGTTTACAAACTCATTATCCTTACCAGAAGTGTATTTATTTTGCGTTTGCATTTGAAATATCTCTATCTCTCTTTCAGCGACAACTTGTTTAATTTGATCAAATAGATAGTCTTTAATGCACTCAACGGAATCTATACATGGGTCTACTTTAAATTGCTTATTCATCTTCCCTCTCCTTCTTTAAGATGTTTCTGATGGTTGACTCCTGCCACGTTTTATTGCCTGTTCGTGTCAAGATGTTACGTTTCTCCAAGCCACGTTTGTAATCTCTAAGTGTGACTGGAAAATCTTCCTCTGACCTGATTTCGCGTAGAATAGGTATTATCTTCAAGCGAAACTCCGCAGCCCCTTCCATACGTAATTTAGAGGCTTTTTCTACAGCCTTTAGTACGTCAGGACTTCCAAGCTTCTTCCCCCTACCCCTTGCCTTTTCAATGCCTTTCTTTACATTACGCGACTTCACAGCTATGCGATGCTCTATTGATTTACGTGCTAACTCAATAAACCCTTTCATCTGCGTTGTGTCTAAATGCGGTTCATCGCTTGCTAATAGAGGTACACTGGTCTTTATTATATAAGCGACACAAGCAAGATTGCTTTCTATGTCTCTCATAGTGGGTGTCACAAGAACAGATTTATCGTTTGAAAATACTTCCTGTATACACTCCTGTAGTACTTCTATATTGGTCGATGTAACAGGACGGTCATAGAATTCAGTGTGAACGCCTAACACTTCATACCCCCTCCCCTTACAGAACTCTTGTGCTTGAGCCTCAAAGCGTCCTCCACTGTTTGAGCCTTGTTCCAAGCGCATATATATTGATGCCTTTTCCATAGTTTTCCTTTTTATGTAGTTTTTTGTTAATTGTATGTCTTCTTTTGTATTATGCAAGCATTAAATGTTGGTGCATAGTTGCATAACGCAATTAATAGGCAATTCGATGAGAAAACTAGAGCAACAACAAATTTATCTACCGTCAGACTTGAGGGAATTACTCAAAGAAGAAGCAAAGGCAACGACAAATGGAAACATAAGTCTGTTGGCTGAAGAGCTAATTCGTGAGGGTCTAAAAGTAAAGGTCAATGAGCGTATTCGTAAAGAAGACGAAATGAAGAACCTTATAGATAAAGTAACTAACGCGAGGCAAATTTACTATGGTGACGAATAAGCGAAGAGGATACGAGTTTGAACGAGAAATCGTCAACTTCTGGAAGAACGCAGGGATAAAAGTCAAAAGAGTTTTGGCTTCAGGAGCTTTCAAACATTATGGAGAGAATTTAAGCGGAGACATCCGTTTGAATGGATTGAAGGTAGAATGTAAAAGACGCAAAAACGGTACTGGGTTTGCCATGTTATATAACTGGTTTACGCAAGATGCTGCCGATTTACTTGTGGTCAAAGCTGACCGCAAGGGGGCGTTATATATTCTTCCTCAATCATTAATGCTCAAACTAGCGAAAGACGCTGGTTGGGAAATAGAAACAGAACTAGAAGGAGAAAAAGATGAATGAAGTAATCGATTTAGGATTGATGTCGGAGGGTAGCAGTGAGTATATACGCTTCAAGCCAAGCGTTAATGCGTGGATAGCTGATGGTGATGAGGTACAGCTTGAGGACGTATTACTAGACCCAAGCACTTTGAAAACAGGATGGGGCAAGATAGCCGAAGGACAAGCTCCTGAGTGGCTATGGGATGTAAGTTTGGGTAAAAGACCACCCCAACCTTCCCCAGAGCATAGGCGTGGCTTTTCAGTAATGCTGAAGATCAAGGACAAAGGGTGGCGTGAATGGTCGGCTAATGGCGTGGGAGTGATGAAAGGCTTTCAAGAGTTATGGCAAGTCGTAGGTCTTCAGGTAAAGGAGAACACAGGCAAAGCTGTACTATTAAAATATACAGGCGCAAGAATGGAAAAGATAGGGCAAGGCACTACTCGGATTCCAGAATTTCAGGTCAAATCGTGGCATGAGATGACCGATAAGCCACCAGTAAAAGAAGAAGCTGTTGCGGTTGAGGACACAAACGCAAGTCGTGGTCTTGTCGATGACGAGATACCTTTTTAACTGATGCCTCCAAACTAAGGGGGTGTAACAGCCCCCTCTTTTTAATGAGATTGATATGAACTGTTGGCATTGTGGACATAAGTTAATTTGGGGTGGAGACCATGATCTTGAGGATGAAGAAGAATATTCGATGGTCACTAATTTGTCTTGTCCACAGTGTCATTGCCACGTTGACGTTTATTTTCCAAGAGAAAAAAGTGCTGAAGATAGTAACATACACATTATACCTGATAACGATAACTGACATTGAAAAGGTCAATGTCGAAGTGCATCGCTTGGTGTTTGATAATCATGCAGAGTGTGTGGCTTTAGCAAAGGCTATAAATCAGGTACGAGACCCAATATCTACAAAGAAGAATTGTAGGAGTGTGCAGTCGTTCTATTGGGATTTGCCATGATTCAAAACCATATCAAAGAAATAGCATTGGATTTATTAGGAGAGCCTAATAAGAAGCTGTCAACAGATAAGGAGCTGCGCTTTGGTACGTATGGCTCAATGAGTGTCGTAATAGACGCATCAAGTCCAAAGTTTGGCACATTCTTCAGCCATGAGGAAAATGTAGGTGGGGGCACAATTGACCTGGTGAAAAGATATGTGAATGACCATGTAGACTATCTCAAAAAATTCGAAGAGCCGAAGACAAGAGATAATATTAAGGATATATATCCCTACACCGATAAGGATGGAAACACTTTATACGAGGTAGTACGTTTTGAGCCTAAGACGTTTAGACCAAGACGTATGAATGGCACTGGCTATGTGTGGAATCTTCAAGGCGTTGTGCAAGTGCCCTATAGGTTGAAAGATATCTACGATAGGCGTGATGAAATCATATACATCGTTGAGGGCGAGAAAGACGCAAATACTATTGCTAACAAGCTAGGGTATGTGGCTACAACGAATTGTTTTGGGGCAAGTAACTGGAAGCCTGAGATTAATAGTCACTTCTTTGGTAGAGATTGCGTTATCGTTCCAGATAACGATCAAGCAGGCAAGATGCACAGTGAAAAGGTCGTTGAACAGCTAAAGACGGTGTGTAATAGCCTGAAGGTGGTTAATCTTCCTGTGGCGAATGAAAGCGATGATGTAACCGATTACTTTGGGTGGTTGGGGTCAAAAGAGGAATTTGACAAACTCGTAAAAGATGCCCCTGCTATAAAATGTAAGCCTGAAAGCACAGTGCCCTTTCAAAGTTGGGCTACAATGGACGCAATGATGATACCGCCACGACGGTTTCTCTATAACAATCATTACATAAGGGATTTCGCAAGTATCACCATAGCGACTGGTGGTATTGGTAAATCAACCTTGTGTCTTACAGAAATGATAGCAATGGCTACCAATATGGATTTATTGGGGTCAAATCCAGAACAACGGTGTCGTGTATTATATATAAACGGTGAAGACCCAATCGACGAAATACAGCGTCGTATTGTGGCTATATGCGAGCATCACCAGATAGATCAGTCATTGCTTGTTGACCATCTTTATTATGCGTCAGGGCGCGATTATGAATTGCTACTGAGTCAGGGGGCAGA